CGTATCAGTAAAAGGTGAAGCTCTCCCAGCTTCCAAACGGCTGAGCGACAAGGTTAGAAGCATTATTGGCTCACCTCTTGCTCACTACATTGCTTCAACTGTAGTGAATTATTATCCCAACCATCATTTTTCATGGAGTGAAACACCCATTGCTGTGGGGATGCCATTAACTGGTCTATGGTTAGGCAGACTCTTTGATAAGCATGCAACTTTTGATAGGCACTGTGAGGGTGATATGACAGCATTTGATTCATCACTCACTAAGCCTGTCAAGTCCATCATTCTTGCCATTAGGAAGATGGGGTTCGAACATCACCGGGACGCTGATTCAATTGCAGCCCTTCTTGATCAGGTTTACTTGCAACTTGATAGCCAGCTTTTAGGTTTTACTTCAACCGGGGATGTGTATTTTAAGGGCTCTGGATTGACCACTGGCCACTCCAGCACATCAATGGACAATTCTGTTGCCTTAGTGGCCTTATACATGATGGCATGGAAAAAGCTGACAGGTTTGGGAGCTAAAGAATTTCGCTTCTACAACCAGTTGACTTGTTATGGAGATGACCACCTCCTCTCAATGTCTCGTTTTGCGCCTCTGAGTTGGACGCCCCTGAATATTACAAACGTCATGAAGACTTTTGGAGTGATCAACAACGTGGAGGAAAAAGCTTTGGATGAAATTCCTTTCCTTTCAAAATTTTCTCGTAAGGCCACACTTCGTGACCGAGTGGAGCTAGACGGAGCCGGACTCACAGGTGTCCATCGCATCGTGTATCATAATAAGGCTCGCTTAGTGGGCAAGTTGACTGCAAAGGTTGTCAACCGTAATCCCACTTATATTGTGAAGCGGTTACAGTCTTATTTATTGTTGACTGCTCATCATCCTGATTTGTACAGTGCAATAGTCTCGGAACTCCGAAACCCTAGGTATTCGGCGGTTCTTAAACATGATTGGGGTTCAATCAAAACCTACAATCAAATTTTGCAACTATGGTATTCAGAAAACATCCCTGATGCACTTGATGCGGAAGTTGCTGAGGAATTGTTGGCCGACAGCGACTCTGATCCCATCACGGTTGGGACTTCCTCCGTTTTTGAGGATATGGCCATGGTGCTATCTTTTGTGCC